AAAACAACAAGGACGCCGAACTGTGAAACTCACCAGATCACAGGTAGCTATCGCTAAAAGATTAGGGGTGCCACTAGAGGAATACGCTAGATACGTGAAGGAGGATAATTAATATGGAAAAAGTAAATAAAACTTCACGCGAGTCAGAAACTAGAAAGAGCAAAGAAGCTCCAAAAGTTTGGGCTCCACCATCCAGTTTGGATGCGCCACCTGCGCCAAAAGGTTATGCCCATAGATGGATAAGAGTTACCGTCCAAGGGTTTGAAGATACATCTAATGTATCTAAAAAATTGAGAGAAGGTTGGTCATTTGTTTCAGCTGAACAAGTTGAAAAAGAAAATGGCAAAAACCATTATCCAGTTTTTACCGAAGGCAAATATCAGGGGTTAATCGGGATTGGAGGCCTTGTGTTGGCAAGGATACCTGAAGAGATACTTCTTCAAAGGCAAGCTTATTTTGATAAAATTACTCAAGATAGGATGGAAGCCGTTGATAGAGAACTCTTGAAGGAACAACACCCAGACATGCCTATCAATATTGATAGACAGTCTAGAGTGACCTTTGGTGGTAGTCGCAAGAAATAATTTTTTTGCAATTGCTACAGGGTCTTAAACAATATGTTAAATAGGAGAAACTAAAACATGGCAAACGTAAGTGAAAAGTTCGGTCTAAGACCTTACAGAAAACTAGACGGTACACCATTAGTAGGAGCTCAAAACAGATATACAATAGCAAGTGGTTACGCTACTGCAATCTTCCAAGGTGACTTGGTAATTCCAAAAGGTACAGGAAATATCGAAAGATATGATGCAAGTGGAGCCGCTGGTCTATCGACAGCTGTAGTGGGCGTGTTTAACGGTTGTTTTTATACAGATCCAACTACTCAAAAGCCAACTTTCAAAAATTTCTACCCAGGTGGAATTGCTGCGAGTGATATAACAGCTTTTGTTGTAGATGACCCAGATGCGGTTTTCTTGATTGATGCTGATGAAGCATTTACGAGAGCAGATCTTTACAAGAACTACGCCGTAAACAATACAACAGGTGTAACGCAAACTGGACTTTCAAAAGTTCAATTAGACGTGTCAAATTCTGGAACTACGGTATCATTTGTTTTACAAGCAATTGATATATGTCAAGATCCAGATAACTCTGATACGGCTACATCAAACGCTAATATCTTGGTGAGAATAAACCACCACCAATATAGAAGCAGAACAGGCATAGCATAATAAAGGAGAATAACTATGGCAATATCAAGAGCACAACTAGTTAAAGAACTAGAGCCAGGTTTGAATGCTTTATTCGGCCTGGAATATAATAGATATGAAAATCAACATGCGGAGATTTACATATCAGAAACATCTGACAGAGCTTTCGAAGAAGAAGTAATGTTAAGCGGTTTCGCTTCAGCACCAGTAAAACAAGAAGGTGCAGGAGTCGTGTTTGATACAGCAGGTGAAACTTTCACAGCTAGATACACACACGATACAATCGCGTTAGCATTTGCTATCACAGAAGAAGCAATCGAAGATAACCTATACGACAGACTTGCTGCTAGATACACAAGAGCATTAGCAAGATCTATGTCAAATACGAAGCAAGTAAAAGCTGCAAACGTATTGAACCAAGCGCAAGTTACAACTGTAACAGGTGGTGACGGTAAGTCATTAATTAATAGTGCACACCCACTTGCAACAGGCGGAACTTTCTCAAACGTTCTATCAACAGCTGCAGACTTAAACGAAACTTCGTTAGAACAATCATTGATCGATATCGCAGGATTCGTTGATGAAAGAGGCTTAAAAATCGCTTCTCAAGGTGTAAAAATGATAATTCCAAAAGAATTACAATTTACAGCTGAGAGATTAATGAAGTCTCCTCAAAGAACGGCAACTGCAGATAACGACATCAATGCTATCGCTTCTATGGGAATGATCCCTCAAGGTTACAGAGTTAATAACTTTTTAACTGATACAGATTCATTCTTTATCTTGACTGACGTACCTAACGGTTTCAAACACTTTGTTAGATCGCCAATCAAAACTGCGATAGAAGGTGACTTCGATACTGGTAACGTTAGATTTAAAGCTAGAGAAAGATACTCTTTTGGATTCTCAGATCCAAGATGTGTATTTGGAAACGGTAAATTACCAACTAGCTAATACTAATTAACAGTATTACAATTTAAAGGGGCGGTGTTCACATCGCCCCTTTTTTTATGTATAATGTAAAGACCTAGATTAATTAACTTGCAGACTGGCTAGGCAGACGCTATAGAGACTGCAGGTATAAAACTATAGGAGAAATAAATTATGGCAAATACAACTTTTTCGGGACCGGTCCGATCGGAAAATGGTTTCGAAACAATCGTAAAAAACGCAACAACAGGTGCAGTTACAAAAATTGCAGATGTTAATGGCGTAACAGGCGGAAACTCAGTTACAGCTGATGCAGCTGTAGAGTCAGGTGCTTTATTTTTAAGCAGTATCGCAACTGATGGCTTCGTAATGAAAACTTACCAAGCGACTGTATCTATAACAAACGGAAACACTACAGGCGATGAAGCAGCAATTGGTTTTCCAGCAAACTTCATTCCAATGTTCTGTGTAGTAAGAAACACAGCAGCTACGACTACTGGCGGAAATATTACAGATGTAGGAACAGCTGGTGACCCTAACGCATACGTAGATGGAGCAGTTTTATCTACAAGTGCAGCGGGAGCACAAATCTTTGCTTGCAACGGTGTTGCGGGTGTAGGATCTGGTGGATCTGGAACGACAGCAGGAATACCATTAACTCCTGATGAAATCAGAGTAACAATGGCAGATCCTGGAGCGTCTGGTGCGTCTGTTGTAGTAACATTTATTGGTATTACATTTACAGAAACATTAGACTTAGTATAATAATTAAACTGGAGCTCCTTCGGGAGCTCCTAATTTGGAGAAAATATGTCAAGTACAAGTATACAGGCGAAAATGTTTAAAGCTGTTACAGCAAGCACTACAGCAATCGCTGCTGTGCAATCCCCAACTGGTTCTGGAAACATGACCTTAACTGGATCTGCTGTAAATGATGGCTCAAACATGTCAACGACTGTTACACTGACCTCTGCTAACAATAATGCTGCTGTTTCTTTCACAGTCACAGGAACGGACGCGAGCGGTAACGCTGTTTCTGAAACAATTGGTACTGGTCCAAACGCTGGAACAGTAACTGGTTCAACAAAGTTTCTAACAGTAACTCAAATTAGCCACTCAGCAACCATTTCAGCTGTTTCTGCTGGATTTACAGCAACAACCGATACCACTGGTATTGTATTTGCTGGAGCGACAAGAGTTAGAGGAATGCACGGAGTATCAAAATCTTCGGCTGCTGGTGCGATGATCATTAGAAACGGATCTCAATCAGGAGATAAAAGGTTAGAACTAGATGCCCCTGCGGCTGCTGGTATGATAGATCCTTATATCCCTGATGAAGGTATTCGTTTTCCTGATGGTGCATTTATCGACATTAGCGGTGGATTTGATAGTGTAACGGTATTTTTTGATGGAAGTTACTAATAAAGAATATACGTTAGGACTTTTAAAATTAAAGCGTGGAGGCGATGTAATGCCTCCACGTAGTAAAAAGTATTTTCGTTCTACAAAAAGTGGAGCGGGGATGACAGCAGCTGGTGTTGCTAAGTACAGGAGAGATAATCCTGGTTCAAAACTTAAAACAGCAGTTACAGGCAAAGTAAAACCTGGATCAAAGGCCGCAAAGAGACGTAAATCATTTTGTGCTAGAAGTGCTGGACAAATGAAGAAGTTTCCAAAAGCAGCTAAAGATCCTAACTCTAGATTAAGACAAGCTAGAAGGAGATGGAAATGTTAGAAAAAATAAAACAACAAATTTTGTGGGTAGTCAGAACTATTTGGAACAAAATCAAAAGTGTTTGGAACAAATGGGTTTCTTGGGTATTCAAAGGATTTTATAAGTAGGTAATTTATGGCCTTAAAAATTTCTGAGTCCGCAGCCGTGCAAATGCCGATGAAGACGGTTGCCAGTCTGATCACGATAATCGCGATTGGGACCTGGGCTTATTTTGGCATTCATGAAAAATTAAATCAGCATTCTACAAAAATAGAATTGATGCAAAAAGATTTAGATCAAAACTCAGAGTTTAGAATTAAATATCCAAGAGGTGAGTTAGGTCAATCAGCTGGAGAGGCAGAACTTTTTATGATTGTAGAGCATGTCAGTGGTTTACTAGAGGATGTTGAAGAAGAGATTAAAGGCATGAGAAACAATGCAGTTAATATAGAGTTTTTAAAGAAAAGAACTGAAAAGTTAACTGAAGACGTAGAGAAGTTAATTAGAAACGGGAGTCACTAATGATAGAAACTGTATTCGCTCTTATCTTAACTTTAAACGGAAATATGATAGAGCATGTATATAAAAACAACCTCAGTGATTGTTTGAAATCCAAGCGTATCGCGCAGAACGAGGTTAATCCAGAAAGAGTTGTTTTCTCTTGTCAAAAAGTAAAGGCACAAACAGAGATTTACATGGATAGAAAAAAGATTGTAAAAATATTACCATAATGGAACCAATCTGTTATATATTTTTAATGCTGTGGCTAATGGGGATATCTGAATAATGGAAAATTATATTGTTGAGCCATTTTTACCTATCAATACTATTATAGCTTTTATTTTGTTC